CTGATGGCGCTTGCGTTCGAGACGACCTATGGAACGCCGCCCGCCAGCGGCTTCACCCGCATGCCTTTCGCCAGCACCTCGCTCGGCGCAGAGCAGCCGCTGCTGAACTCTGAGCTTCTGGGCTACGGTCGCGATCCGCTGGCGCCGATCAAGGACGCGGTGACGGCCGATGGCGATGTCGTCGTGCCACTTGACGCCGAGGCCTTCGGCTTCTGGCTGAAGGCGGCCTTCGGGACACCCACAACCACGGGCGCGGAAGCGCCGTACAGCCACGAGTTCCAGTCTGGCTCCTGGACGCTGCCCAGCATGTCGATCGAGACCGGCATGCCGGAGGTGCCGCGGTACGCGATGTATTCCGGCTGCGTGCTCGACCAGATCACCTGGCAGATGCAGCGTTCTGGCCTTCTGACCGCGACGGCGCGGTTGGTGGCGCAGGGCGAGACAGTCGGGACCACGACGAGCGCAGGGACACCCGCCGCGCTGGAGCTGAAGCGCTTCGGCCATTTCAACGGATCGATCACCCGCAATGGCACCGCCCTCGGCAACGTGGTCTCGGCCGAGATCACCTATGCCAACAACCTCGATCGGATCGAGACGATCCGCGCTGATGGCCGAATCGATGGCGCGGACCCGTCAATCGCCGCGCTGACCGGCCGGATCGAGGTTCGCTTTGCCGACCAGACGCTGGTGACGCAGGCGATCAACGGCGAGGCCTGCGAGATGGAATTCGCCTACGTCCTGCCCTCGGGCGAGAGCTTCACCTTCACCGTGCACGCCGTCTACCTGCCGCGCCCGCGCATCGAGATTTCCGGACCGCAGGGCGTGCAGGCGACCTTCGACTGGCAGGCCGCACGCGACAGCACGGTGGGCCGAATGTGTACCGCAACCCTTGTGAACGATGTGGAGACCTATTGATGCTGACGCTCGACCTGACAAACGCGCCCTGTTGGCATGAGCTCGCGCCCGGCGTTCGGGTGCAGCTGCGCCCGCTGACCACCGCGCTGATGGTGGCGACCCGCAGCGATCCGGCCGTCGAGGCGGTGCCCGATGAGGCGCCCGACGAGGAGCGCGCCGTCGCCTTCGCCAAGGCGCTCGCGCGCCGAGGGGTGCTCGCCTGGGATGGCATCGGCGATGCAGACGGCAAGCCGATCGATCCCAGCCCCGAGGCCATCGACGCGCTGCTCGACGTCTGGCCGATCTTCGAGGCCTTCCAGCTGACCTATGTCTCGAAGGGCCTGCTGCTGGAGCAGGAAAAAAACGTCTCCGCGCTCTCGCCGAATGGTCCTTCGGCGGGGGCGAGCGATATTGCGAGGGTTGCGAACCCTGCGGAGCCAGCGCGCAAGCCTGCCCGGACTGCCCGGCGCGGCTGAACCGTCCGGAAACGCCGGAGGGTTGGCAGGTCTGGGATCTGGTCGGCCGCCTCGGCGGTCAGCTGCGTGTGCTGCCCGGCGCGGTGATCGGCTGGGACATGTCGGCGGCGCTCGCTCTCGGTGACGCCCTCGGCGTGCCATCGCTCGTCATGGCCGAACTGTTGCCGGTCATCGAGGCGGTGATGGTGGCCAAACTCAACGAACAGATGGATCACTCCCATGGCTGAGAAGAGGGTCAGCGTCCGCCTCGCGGCCGTGGGCGGACGGCAGGTGCGCGCCGAACTGGAAGGTGTCGGTGAGGCCGGGTCGCGTGGCTTCGGACGGCTGAGCCGCGAGATGGAAGCGGCGAACGCCCGGCTCGCGGCGTTTTCCCGCCGTGTGGCTGTAGCGGCTGCCGCCGCCGTGGCCGCCGCTGCCGCCGCTGGCGTGGCAATGATCCGGTCTGGTCTCCAGACGGTCGATGCGCAGGCGAAGCTCGCACAGTCCCTCGGCACCACCGTCGCCTCGATCCAGACGCTGGAGCGCGCGGGCGAGCTGGCGGGCGTCTCGATGTCCGGAATCGAACAGGCGACCAAGGACCTGACGCGCCGTCTCAGCCAGGCGGCCGCCGGAACCGGCCCTGCTGCAGAGGCACTGGACCGGCTGGGGCTCTCGGCCAATGAGCTGATCGGCCTGCCGCTCGACCAACGCGTCGGCGCGATCAATGCCGCCATCGAGGAGTTCGTGCCGGCTGCCGAGCGTGCCGCCGTGGCCGGTCAGCTCTTTGGCGAGGAAGGCTCCATCGCCATGAGCCGGATCGATACTGCAACGCTGCGCCAGGCGACCGAGGACGTGCTCGCATTCGGGGTCGTGGTCTCAGAGCAGGATGCCGATCAGATCGAGCGGACGAACGACGCGATCTCGCGGCTCGGGCTGATCTGGCGGGGACTTTCCAACCAGCTGGCCGTTGCCGCCGCGCCGGCGCTGGAAGCAGTGGCGGACGCCATCGCGGTTGTCGCCAGCCGCACCGGTCCACTTGGCATCGCAATCCGCGGGCTCTTCGACAACATCGGTCGCCTGACCACCTATGCCGCCACCTTCGCCGCATTCCTCGGCGGCCGGTGGGTTGCGGGACTGGCAGCAGCGGCGCTGTCGGTGCGGGGCCTCGCAACCGCTCTCGTTGTTCTACGCGGGGCGCTCATCCGAACCGGCATTGGTGCGCTGATCGTTGGCGCGGGCGAACTGATCTACCAGTTCACCCAACTTGCCCAGGGCGCCGGTGGTTTCGGCAATGCGATGTCCCTGTTAGGCGACGTCGCTTCGGAGGTCTGGGATCGGATCAAGCTGGGCGGTCAGTCGCTTTCGCTCTCCCTCCAATCAGTGTGGGCTTCCATTCGGGCTGGGTGGCTTTCAGCGCTCCAAATTATCCAGAAGACCTGGGCGGATTTCCTCCACGCCGTGGCGCGCGGCCTCGACGGCATTCCCGGCATGGAATCCACCATGCTTGGCGTATATGGAGCGGCGGTCAGCGCCGGGTCTGCTTTCTACGAAACGGCTGGCGCGGCTGCGGAGGCAAGTGCAGAGGCTGACCGGCTCGCAGCTTCTGCGAGGGCAGCAGCAAACGCCGCAGTAGCGCCCCTCAGCTCGATCGAAGCGCTGCGTCAGGCACTATCGCGCGCCAGTGAACCCGACGGTTCTGCGCTGACCGATGCCACGGAAGCGGCCGAACGATTCGAAAGCGCCCTCGGCGATGCCGGGCGCGTAGCCACAGAAGCAGGTGCTGCCGCCGGAACGGCGGCTGCCGCAGCGAAGCCCGACACCGACGCCGCGGTCACCGGGTGGCAGGCGGTGACCGCTGCGCTGAGCGACTATGCCAGCAAGGCACGGGAGATCGGCGGCGATATCGGCCAGAGCCTCGTCAGCGCCTTCCAGTCGGCGGAGAACGCCGTCGGCGAGTTCGTGAAAACGGGCAAGCTCAACTTTAGCGACCTCGTCACGTCGCTCATTGCCGATCTCGCCAAGCTCGCGGCAAGGCGGTTCATCCTCGGCCCGATCGCGAATGCGCTTGGTGGCATTCTCGGCCAGGCCGGTGGCCTGTTCGCAAATGTGCTGCACGCGGGCGGCATCGTCGGTGCTGCCGGACCAGCACGGATGGTGCCTGCGCTCGCCTTCGCCGCAGCGCCCCGGATGCACTCCGGAGGAACCGTTGGTCTTCGCCATGATGAGGTGCCCGCGATCCTGCAGCGGGGCGAGCGGGTGCTCTCGCGGCGCGAGGCAAAGAGCTACGGCGCAGGCGGCGGGGTCAACGTCACCATCATGGCCCGCGACGCCGAGAGTTTCCGCCAGTCACGTACTCAGGTGGCTGCCGACATTGCCCGCGCCGTGTCGCTTGGACGGAGGGGTCTCTGATGGCGTTTCACGAGATTCGGTTTCCCGATGACATCAGCCGCGGCGCTCGCGGCGGTCCTGAGCGGCGCACCCAAATTGTCGAACTTGCCTCGGGCGACGAGGAGCGCAACGCCAGCTGGGCGAACAGCCGCCGCCGCTACGACGTTGCCTACGGCATCCGCCGCGCGGACGATCTGGCGGCTGTGGTGGCCTTCTTCGAGGCGCGCAACGGGCGGCTCCACGGCTTCCGCTTCAAGGACTGGGCCGACCACAAGTCTTGCCTACCTTCGCAGACGACGGCCGCAATCGATCAGCAGATCGGGACCGGCGACGGCACCGCGACCGCTTTCCAGTTGGTGAAGCGATACGCCTCCGGCGCGCAATCCTGGACGCGCGCCGTCGCCAAGCCAGTGACCGAAACGGTGCGCATCGCGCTTGGCGGGGTGGAGCAGCCTTCCGGCTGGTCCGTCGATACTACGACCGGCGTCGTCAGCTTCAGCGCCGCGCCGGGCGCTGGTGTCGCGATCACCGCGGGCTTCGAGTTCGACGTGCCTGTCCGCTTCGACACCGAGGCGCTCGACGTGACGCTCGACCTCGAGCGGCTCGGCTCGATCACGTCCATTCCGCTTCTGGAGATCCGGCGATGAAGTCGCTCGACCCAAACCTTCAGGCCCATCTCGACGAGGGCACGACGACGCTCGCCTGGTGCTGGCGGATCACCCGTGCCGACGGTGTCACCTTCGGCTTCACCGATCACGACCGGACGCTGAACTTCGACGGCACCGACTTCGAGCCCGAGAGCGGACTCACGGCATCCGAGGTGCGTTCGGGCTCGGACCTGTCTGTCGATGCGCAGGACGCCGAGGGCGTGCTGACCTCCGACCGCATCACCGAGACGGACATTCTCGATGGCCGCTGGGACAATGCGGAGGTCGAGGTCTGGCGGGTCAACTGGTCGAACACGGGACAGCGCGTGCTGATGCGCCGCGGGGCCATCGGCCAGATCCGGCGCGGACGGCTGGCCTTCGTCGCCGAGGTGCGCTCGCTCGCACATGTGCTCGGCCAGACCGTCGGACGGACGTTTCAGGCGGCGTGCGACGCCGCGCTCGGCGATGCGCGCTGCGGGGTCGATCTGGAGGACCCCGCCTTCAAGGGCACCGGTGCCGTCATCGATCTGCTGCGCGACCGCGCCTTCACCGCCTCGGGACTCGCCGCTTTTACCTCCGGCTGGTTCACCTTCGGCACGCTGAACTGGACGAGCGGAGCCAACGCGGGGCGGCGCACCGAGGTGCTGGGCCATGACGTCGCCGACGGTGTCGCGGTGCTGACACTGCTGGAAGCGCCAGTGCGCGCGATCGCCGAGAGCGACGGTTTCACCATCCGCGCCGGCTGTGACAAGCGCATCGAGACCTGCGGGACAAAGTTCGCCAACACCGCCAGCTTCCGGGGCTTTCCGCACATCCCCGGCCAGGACACGATCCTGCGCTACGCCACAAGAGACGGCGGCCACGACGGAGGGGTGTTGTGATCCCCGCCGATCCCGGGCGCGTCATCAACGCAGCTCGCTCCTGGCTCGGCACGCCCTACCACGACCAGGCGAGCCTGCGCGGCGTGGGCTGCGACTGCCTCGGGCTCGCTCGCGGCGTCTGGCGCGAGGTGGTGGGGTCCGAGCCGTTCACGATCCCGCCCTACAGCCGTGACTGGGGTGAAACTGGTCCACGCGAAGTTCTGGCCGAGGGCGCGCGGCGGATGATGCCGGAGATTGCACCATCACAGGCAGCTCCCGGCGCGCTGGTCCTCTTCAGAATGAAGCCGCGCGCCATCGCGAAGCATGTGGGGATCCTGACCGCGCCCGACGCCTTCCTCCACGCTTATGAGCGGCTCGGCGTGATCGAGGAGCCGCTCACCCAAGCCTGGCGCCGGCGCATCGCCTTCGCCTTCCTCTTCCCGGAAAAGATCTGATCCACCATGGCAACTCTTGTTCTCGGCGTGGCTGGCGCAGCCATCGGCGGCAGCATCGGCGGGGCCATCCTTGGCGTGAGCGCGGCGACGATTGGCGGCTTCGTCGGCTCCGCCATCGGTTCGGTAGTCGACAGCTGGATCATTTCCTCGCTGGCGCCCACCCAGCGGATCGAAGGCCCGCGGCTCGACAGCTTGCGCATCACGTCGTCCACCGAGGGCGCGGTGATCCCGCGGCTCTACGGGCGCATGCGCATGGGCGGCAACATCATCTGGGCGACGGATTTCCGCGAGGAGACGAAGACCACCACGCAGGGCGGCGGCAAGGGCGGCGGGGGCGGCAAGGTCAAAACCACCGAGTATCTGTACTATGCCAGCTTCGCCGTGGCGCTCTGCGAGGGCCCGGTCACCGGCATCGGGCGCATCTGGGCCGACGGCAAGCCGATGGACCTCTCCGGCGTGACCTGGCGCTGGTATCCGGGAAGTGAGGCGCAGGCGGCCGATCCGTTCATCGCCGCGAAGATGGGGGCGGCCAACACGCCGGCCTATCGCGGCACGGCCTATGTCGTCTTCGAGGAACTGCCGCTTGCGACCTATGGCAACCGGCTGCCACAGCTTTCCTTCGAGGTGTTCCGCCCGCTCGCCGATCCCGACACCGCCGAGGGGCTGACCCGCGCCGTCACCATGATCCCGGCCTCGGGCGAGTTCACCTACGCGACGCAGGCGATCCGCAAGACCGACGGCGGCGCGACGGTGCCCGAGAACCTGAACGCGCTGGCCGACTCCACCGACATGGTCGAAGCGCTCGACCGGCTGCAGGCGATGGCCCCGGCGGTCGAAAGCGTCAGCCTCGTGGTGGCGTGGTTCGGCGACGATCTGCGCGCGGGATCGTGCAAGGTGCGGCCGGGCGTCGAGGTCTCGGCCAAGTCGACCACGCCCGCCAGCTGGTCGGTGAACGGCGTCAGCCGCGCCAACGCCTTCCTCGTGAGCCGCGACGATCAGGATCGCCCCGTCTATGGCGGCACGCCGTCCGACTTCGCGGTGGTGCAGGCGATCCAGGAGATGAAGGCCCGCGGGCTGCGGGTCACCTTCTACCCGTTCATCCTGATGGACGTGCCACCCGGCAACACGCTGCCGAACCCGTATTCCGACAACGCCGCGGAAACCGGTCAGCCTGCGTTCCCCTGGCGGGGGCGGATCACCTGTTCCCCGGCTGCGGGGTTCGCCGGGACGGTGGACAAGACCGCCACGGCGGCAAGCCAGGTCGCGGCGCTGTTCGGCACGGCGACGCCCGCGAGCTTCAGCGTTGCGGGTCAGTCGGTTTCGTGGATCGGGCCATCGGGCGACTGGGGCCTGCGCCGCATGGTGCTGCACTACGCCCATCTCTGCGCGGCGGCGGGCGGGGTCGATGCGTTCCTGATCGGGACCGAGATGCCGGGGCTGACGACCATCCGCTCGGGCGCCAGCATCTATCCGGCGGTGCAGGCCTATCGGGAACTGCTCGCGGATGTGCGCTCAATCCTCGGGTCCGGAACGAAGATCGGCTACGCCGCCGACTGGTCGGAATACTTCGGCCACCAGCCGGGCGACGGCTCGGGCGACGTGTTCTTCCATCTCGACCCGCTATGGGCCGATCCGGAGATCGATTTCATCGGGATCGACAACTACATGCCGCTCTCGGACTGGCGCGATGGCTTCGAACATGCCGACGCGGCCGAGGGCTGGCCCGCGATCTACGACCGGGCCTACCTGCAGGGGAACATCGCAGGCGGCGAAGGCTTCGACTGGTTCTATACCTCGGCCTCAGATCGGTCGGCACAGGTCCGCACCCCGATCACCGACGGTGCTGCGGGCAAGCCGTGGGTCTTCCGCTACAAGGATCTGCGCGCCTGGTGGTCGAACGCGCACTACAACCGCCCAGGCGGGGTGGAGAGCGGCACGCCGACGGCATGGGCGCCGGAGTCGAAGCCGATCTGGTTCACCGAGCTCGGCTGTCCGGCCATCGACCGGGGCACGAACCAGCCCAACGTCTTCTTCGACCCGAAGTCCTCGGAGAGCTTCACGCCGCATTTCTCGCGGGGCTGGCGCGATGACGCGATCCAGCGGGCCTATCTCGAGGCGACATATCTCTGGTGGGGCGAGGCCGCGAACAACCTGCTGTCCTCGGTCTACGGCGGCCGGATGGTGCACGTCCCCGAATGCGCCGCCTGGACCTGGGACGCGCGGCCGTACCCTTTCTTTCCGGCGCTGACCGACGTCTGGACGGACGGCGCGAACTGGCGGCTTGGGCATTGGCTGACCGGGCGTCTCGGCGCGGTGTCGCTGGCCGCACTGGTCCGGCACCTCTGCCTGCGCGCCGGGCTGCCCGAGTCCCGGGTCGACGTCTCCGGCCTCTGGGGTGCGGTCGAGGGTTACGCCATCACCGCGCTGGAAAGCCCGCGCGCCTCGATCACCACACTGTCGCGGCATTTCGGCTTCGACGCGGTGGAGACCGAGGGCGTTATCCGGTTCGTCATGCGCGGGCGGGCGTCCGTCGCCACCCTCGCGCCCGACGATCTGGTGGCCGGTCGTGAAGGCGACGTGCTGGAACTGACGCGCGGCCAGGAGACCGAACTGCCGCAGGCGCTGAAGTGGCAGGTCGCCCGCGCCGACGAGGATTACGACGCGGCCCTCGTCGAGGCGCGGCGCATAACGGTGGACACGACGCGGATCGCCTCGGAGTCCTTCCCGATGGCTGTGCCACCCGAGGAGGCCGAGCGCCGCTGCCGTCGCGCGTTGATGGAGGCGTGGGTGGGGCGCGAGACCGCGGCCTTCCGTCTGCCGCCCTCGCGCCTCGCCCTCGATCCGGCCGACGCGATCCGACTCGCGCATGACGGACGGCTGGTCGATCTGCGGCTCGTCTCCATCGCCGACGCCGAGGCGCGCGGCATCGAGGCGGTTCGCCAGGACCGGGCGACCTACGACCTGCCGCCCGGCGATCCCCGCGCAGCCTCACTGACGCGCGCGGTGGTGTTCGGCGCGCCGGATGCGGTGCTGATGGACCTGCCGCAGCTGACCGAGGACCAGCCCGAGCATCGACCGTTTGTCGCCGCGCACGCCGTTCCCTGGCCGGGCGAGATGGCGGTGTTCCGCAGCCCATCGACGGACGGGTTCGAACTGCTGACCACGGCTCAGTCCCGCGCCCGGATGGGGGCACTGGTCTCCGACTTCTACCCGGGCCCCACCTCGCGCTTCGACCTTGGCAATGCGCTGGTGGTCGATCTGCTGACCGGCACGCTGGAGAGCGTCACCGACCTGACGCTGTTTGGCGGAGCGAACGCGCTGGCCATCGAGAGCGCGCCGGGGGGGTGGGAGATCGTGCAGGCGAGCACGGCCGAGCTGCTCGCGCCCGGCCGGTATCGGCTGACCCGGCTCCTGCGCGGCCAGCGCGGCACCGAAAGCGCCATGGGCAATCCGGCGCCCGCAGGCGCGCGAGTCGTGGTGCTGGACGCGTCGCTCGCGTCCCTGCCGATCGCTGAGGCTGATCTCGGCATCCCGTGGAACTGGCGCATCGGCCCCGCGAGCCGCCCGGTCAGCGACGAGACCTATGTCGCGCAGGCTTTTACGCCCGAGGGCGTCGGACTGCGGCCGTTCTCCGTCGCCCATGTCGAACAGCCGTGGCGTCGCCCCCGCACGTCCGGCGATCTCACCATCCGCTGGACGCGCAGGTCCCGCGCGCTGGCGGCCGACAGCTGGGGCGGGCTTGAGGTGCCGCTGGCCGAGGAGCTGGAGGCCTACGAGGTCGAGCTCCTCGACGGCGCTGCCGTGAAGCGGGTGCTGAGCACGACCACGACCAGCGCGGTCTACACGGCCGCTCAGCAGAGCGCCGACTGGGGCGCGCCGCTCGGCCCCAGCGACACGCTCGACATACGCATCTTCCAGCTCTCCGCCCTCGCCGGGCGGGGCGCGCCCAAGATCGTCACGCTTACGTTCTGAAGGCTTTTCCCATGTCCGACGTCACGACCCATCTCATGCTGCCGTACATCCTGGCGGCGCAGGCCCAGAAGCACGTCACCCACAACGAGGCGCTGCGGATCCTCGACGGGCTCGTCCAGCTCTCCGTCCTGGACCGGGATCTGACGTCGCCGCCCGGTTCTCCCACTGATGGCGACCGCTACATCGTCGCCTCGGGCGCAACCGGCGACTGGGCGGGGTGGGACCTCAACGTCGCGCTCTGGACCGACGGCGCCTGGCTGCGCCTGCCGCCCCGCAACGGCTGGCGGGCATGGGTCGAGGACGAAGGTCTGCTGCTCGTTTATGACGGCGCGAGCTGGATCGGCACCACGCCCGCGGCGCTGCAAAACATGGCGCTGCTGGGTGTCGGCACGACAGCGGATGCCTCGAACCCGTTCTCGGCCAAGCTGAACGCTGCGCTCTGGACCGCGAAAACCGTGGCCGAGGGCGGCACCGGCGATCTGTTCTACACCATGAACAAGGAGGCCGCCGCAGACGATCTCGGGCTGACCCTGCAGACCGGCTTCGTGACCAAGGCGCTGGTTGGGCTGTTCGGCTCCGACCGCTTTCGGCTCGCGGTCTCTGCTGACGGCAGCACCTTCTTCGACGGGCTGAGCGTCGACAACGCCACCGGCGTCGTCGATCAGCCCCGGCTGCCGCGCTTCAAGGCATACACCAACTACGACAACTATGTTGGAGTGGGGGCCTGGACGAAGATTGGCCTGAACAACACCGACTACAACGACCAAGGCGCGTTCGACGCCGCGAACAACCACTTCGTGGCGCCCGTGGATGGCACTTACCTCTTCGGCGCCACGCTGCTCTACAAGGTCAATTCCAGCACGACCGCGCGTATGCGGGGGCGGCTCGTTCTGAACGGCACAACCGAAATCCGCGGCTCCTTCGGGGAGATCTCCGCCACCCACGTCTCGCTCGCCACCACGATCTGGCTGCAGACCATGGTCCCGCTGACGGCAGGCGATACCGTCGAACTGCAGGGGTATTTCCGGGTCGCGGACGGCTACTTCGCCGCCGATCACACGTCCTTCTGGGGCTGCAAGATCGGCTGAGCGGTGGAAGGAGGATCCCGATGACACCACCCCGATCCGACGGCTTCGTCCGCATGCCCGACGCCGAATTCGAGGCGATCCTGACCCGGGCCGCAGAGGAAGGCGCGAAGCGCGCGCTCGCCGATGTCGGTCTCGACGGCGACGAGGCCGCGCTCGACATCCGCGATCTCCGCTCGCTCGTCGACTGCATCCGCCTGGTGCGCCGCACCGCCATGCAGACGGCCGTCCGCATGATCACAACCGGCGTCATGCTGGCGCTGCTCGCGGGCATCGCCATCAAGCTCAAGATCTTCGGCGGCAGCCCGTAGCCGCGCCCCATCCCCATTCATCAGTTCGCAATCACCCGCCCTCGAGGCGGGTTTTTTTCGTTTCGGAGAACCCCATGACCACGACCTTCTACGACCACTGGCGCGACGTCCCCGTGAGCAGCTGGCGCTGGCCCAACTTCTCGCCAGCCGAGATCGCCTGCCGGGGCACTGGCAAGCTGCTGATCAACGAGCCCGCGCTCGACAAGCTGCAGGCGCTGCGCGACCGGCTGGGCAAGCCGCTGATCGTGCGTTCCGCCTATCGCAGCCCCGAGCACAACCGCGCCGTCGGCGGCGCCACGCGGTCGAAGCATCTCGACGGCGCCGCCTTCGATATCGCCATGGCGAACCACGACCCAGCGGCCTTCGAGGCGGCGGCGCGGGAGGTCGGATTCCTCGGCTTCGGCTTCTATCCGCGCTCGGGGTTCATCCATGTCGACGTCGGGCCCGCGCGCCAGTGGGGCGAGCGGTTCCCGGTCCGGGCGACGGCATTTGCAGCCGAGACGCCGCCCGCGCGCGAGGTGCTGGCTGACAGCCGCACCATGAAGGGCGGCGGCGCAGCCGGTGTGGCGACGCTGGGTGTCGCCGGGGTCGAGGTGGCTCAGAGCGTCCTGGCGGAGACCCAGACCGCGATCCTGACGCTCGTGCCGTATCTCGACACACTGCGCTGGGTGTTCATCGCGGTGGCGCTCGCCGGCATCGCGGTCACGATCTACGCTCGGCTCGACGATTGGAAGAAGGGGCTGCGATGA